ACTCACGATTACCCAACTTATCACCACGTGGTCCAGCTGCTGCTCCACGATTCTGTGTTTCAGTTGCTGCTTCACGCAGACCAGCATACGCTTGGTCTTGTTGTTCTTTAGTAAAGTAGTTCTTACGAAACTTCAATACGATTCTATTTTCATTGATAGGATCTTCACCATAAGGTGCTGGCATGTACACATCTGTATCTTCTTCGATTAGATGATCGTAATGTGACTCATCAACAAACTGACCCATCAGATGTTTACAGTCATACTTTTTATCTGCTACAATAACTCTTACCATATCTTCTCCTAGAACTTAAAACCTTCAAATGTCTCTTCTCTATGTATTCGTTTGCCAAAGTCAGACTTGTCAAATACTGGTCCATCATCAGTTCCAGCATCAGAGATGTTCGCTTGCGCACTCATCTCTACATTATACAGTCTCATCTTCGATCTGTCAATCCCTACAACAAATCTCTTGTAATAGTTTGGATCGGCATAGCGATTTTTCAACTGCTTTACCATAATTTGACCAAGACCATCCAACTCTTCACTGGTCATTAGTGCAAACATAAAGTCAACAGTGGCTGGTAATCCAAAAGATTCAGATGTATCAGTTAGTTCTACGTCAGTGTTTGCAAAACCAGATCGAGTCGTTTGAGTAGCTGAAAGCAACGGCACGTTATACTCTACTGCAAGACCACGCAGTTCTTCTGCAATGCTCTTGATATATGTATAAGAGTTAACACTGCCACCATGCTTCATACGTGAGGATGCGCAGATGTTCAGATAGTCAATGATAACAACATCAGGAAGGAAGTCACGCTTGAGTTTTAGTTCTTCAAGCAGAGAACGAAAGTGACCAGCATGGGCGGAGGCAGTGGGATATTCTTTGATGATCAATTTTCCCTGCGTTTTCTTCTGAACCTTTGTGATTCGGTTTGTGAAGATTTCCTTGTCGATAATCTTTAGTTCATCCATTCCAAGGTTCAACAGGTTTGCATCGATACGTTCTGCGATACGTTCTTCAGCCATCTCCATGGTTATGTATAAAACATTCAACCCTTGCATCAATGTACTAGCAGCAAAGTGACACATGAACAATGACTTACCCACACCAGTTCCTGCCAGTGCTACGTTCAATGTTTTCTTTGAGAGTCCACCTTTGGTGATTTTGTTGAAGAGTTCCAGATCGAAAGAAACTTTCTCTTCCACCCGATGATAAAAATCATAGCGAGTATCAAAGTCCTCAAGATAGTCATGACCAACATGGCGATCGAAGCTAACACCAAGTGCATCAGAAAGTAAATTGGGAATAGCTTCTTGGTTGTGCTTGTCATCTTTACCTTCGATAATTTTGATTGATGCTAGGATAGCATTGTATACTGCACGTTGCTTACAAAACTTTTCAGTCTCAGCAACGAGCCAGTCTTCATTCGTTTCCTTCGAGGTTAGGTCATTGATGTAAGCATCAACTTCCTTTACGTCACCACCAAGATCACTGCGGTTACCCAGCTGAATAGCAAGGATCTCCAGAGTTATTGGTTTGTTGTATGTATCGTAAAAGTGTGTTATCTCTTCTGCAATCATCTTCTCCTTACGATCAGAGAAGTAATCAGTCTTTATGAAGGGAAGTGTTTTACGGCAATACTGTTCATTATGTACAAGATTCGAAAGAATCGTTTTTTCAATGCGCATCAATTAGTTCCACCAGTGTAAATGAGTTCGTTCTTTGCAAGCTGTTCTTGAATTAGTTCTTGAAGAAAGCCACCAAGAACATATTCTACCTCTTCCTTATCGAAGGTGTCAAGGTTTCCAGGATTCCTGTGGATCTCATAGTCAAACTTCAGAGTCACAGCATCTTCATCGCCATGCTCTATAAACTTGACTTCTCCGTAAGAGAATACCATACCCTCGTACTTACCCTCAAGAAATTTTAAGGCAACTGTATACTCACCTGTTGCCTCTGCTTTCTCAACGAATGTATACTTAATCATCGATCTTTGCTAATTCTTGTTCAATCTCATCGTCGTTCATATTTTGCATAATGGAACCTGACGATACCTGATAGTTCTTTACTACCCAGTCTTGAAAAGACTTGTCAGTGAGAACCTGCATCCAAAACTCCTTGGAGTCTGTATCTTTGATTCGCCACTTCTTATCTTCAATAACACCTGTCTCCATATTAACACGTGAGTACCAACCATTGGAAGGTTTAACAACATGACCAGATTCAAGTGCCATCTCTAGCAAACCAGACCACTTAGAGATACCACCATCAAACATAACAGTTACAGGGATCTTTGCTTTCTCACGAACATAACGAGACTTCTCTACGTTGATAATGAAGTTGTAACCCATTAGTTCAGTTCCATCTTTCTCTTGTTGACGACCAAGGATAAAGATGTTATCAGCTGAGTAGTAAGAGCCAGTGCCACCACCAACGATTGCTTTAGGATACAAACCAATTTCCATGTAAGTATGGTTAACCACAACCATTGGAATATCCTTCATGGTAAGATGCGGTGTTACCATACGAAACAGTGACTTCATCTGTTTGGCACGAGACATATCGGCAACAGACTTTCCATCTAGTGCATCCTCAACTTCTTTCTTCGAAGCAAGGTTACCAATAGAATCAATCACGATCATTATTTTTTCGTTTCGTTCGATACCTGACAACTGCTGCATGATGTCGAATTTGAGTTGCTCAACATCTGTAACAGGAGTATGGAGCACCCTGTTTGTGTCAATACCAAAGCTGTCAAAGTAAGACTGCGGAGTACCAAACTCAGAGTCATAAAAGAGAAGTGCTGCATCAGGATACTTGTCCATGTAAGATTTAGCCATCAACAATGTGAAAGCAGTCTTGAAGTGTTTACTTGGACCAGCCCACATCGTGAGTCCTGGAGTTAAGCCACCATCGAGACGACCACTCAATGCTACGTTGATAGCAGGAATAGAAGTTGGAATCATATCCTTCTTCTGAAAGAATTTTGAGTTCGCAAGAACTGCTGAATCCTTGATAGTAGTGTTTTTCTTAATCTTGTCAAGTATGCTCATGTTATCCTTTCAGGAATGTAAATAGGTCTGATTGATTGAGAGAACCAGTCACACGTTTCAATTCATTGTTATTCTCATCAAGAAGAATCATTGTTGGCACTGAACGAATGCCATATCGAACGACAGCATCACTGTTTTTATCAATATCAATTTCTTCGATAGGAATGTTAATCTTGTCTTGTGCGCCATGAATAACTTCGGTCAGCATCTTGCATGGACCGCACCAGTCTGCGTAAAATTTTAGTACTCTCATATGTTCCTTTATTATACCTGATAAAATTTCCAATGTCAACTATGGATTGTTTGGAGAATGTGGTAAGTCAAATACCATTGTGATTCTTGGAACGTCTCCAACATTTTTCGTTCCATGTGGTGTCTTGTTATCGAACCAAAAGAAAGTCCCTGGTTTGATAATAACACTTTGACCATTCACTGTGTATATGTATTCTCCTTGTATGGAGAGATGATATCGGTCTCTAGTTAGATAGTAAGTTCCCTCATCAATGTGAGTTCCAACGATATGACCAACACCAAGTTTAAGGAAGGCGAGTCGGTCAAACTCTGCACATCCATTCTTGCGGAGCCAGCGACGAGTCTCCGTATACTTCTTGTAGATATCTGTCTTCACTGATATCTCACTATCCTTTGGATGCTGTCCTTCTTTCTCAACAGCACCGATAACCAACTGAAGCACTGACACAGGTAACTCATGATTCTGGTCAGCATTCTCCATTTTCTTTTGTGCATCCCAGTCGGTAGGGTACTTGTTAATCTCAGCAAGTATCTTGCTTACATCAACATTGCTTCTGATCAATCTAATGTTCTTAGCCAAAGAAGTCCTCCAGTGAAGATTTCTCTTCAACATTCCAACCTAGTGGTTGGATAACAATTTGTAGTGCATCAAGAAATACCTTCTCGAACTGTATATCATAGTTCACATACTTATGCAAGTCAAGTTCCTTTGGCAACTCATTTGTAAACGAGATGATGTTTTCTTGAATAGTGTTCGGTGTCTTGAGATACACAAACTTAATCTTCTCGCCTTCACGAATGAGAGGATACTTACCTTCCAACTTAGCCTTCTTGAGATAGTGATTGTAAAGCAAAGCGCCACGCACATGCATCGGTGTTTTGTCACCATAGATCTTTGAAGAGGATGTATACTGCTGTAGATTATTCACCGAACGAGGAAAGGCAATCTGTTCAACTGGCAACTGATTAAACTCTTTGCGGAAGTTGATAATGAATTTATGTAGGACTGATTGGTCACCATCAAGAATAACAGCGATTGATTCTTTCAGCTTGTTACGGATGATCTGTGGTGTCGATGACTTGACCATCTCAAGACCCATAACCTTTAGCTTCGGTGTTGCATACTGAACACCCTCAGAGTTATGTACGTTGAGGATATATCGTTTCTTGGCAGTCCACAATCCCTTGTCGGCAAGTACCTCTCGCTTCATCTGCATCTTTTGATCATATGCGTTCATGTACTCAGCAAGTTCTTCATATCCCTTGTCGATAAATGGTTGGAACACATCTTCACAGATCTTGTCCATGAATGCAATCTTTTGATTCGTGTCCTTGCCAACACAGGTTGTCTCAACGAGATCTTCCAATGTAAGGTAGATCGAGTCAGTATCAATCGCAATGACATAATCTTTACCAGTGGTCTTCATTGTCTTGTTCATAAAGACATTCAACTTGTTTGCCATCCAACGAATGGACAACTGACCAGACAAAGTAATACCCTCTGCCATGCGGATATCAAAGTAGCGGAAGTATTGGTTACCCATTGCACCATAAGCAGAGTTTAGGGCAATCTTCATCGCCATCTGCAGATTGTTCAGTCGGCTAATCTCTTTGCGTAGATCATTGTTTGTTTTGTCATGCTCATACTCTTGCTGAACCTTCAGCATCTGTTTCTTGAAACGAGAACGATTAGCGTACATCTGTTCCATGACCGCAGGCATGAATCCTTGCTTCTCTTTGGTATACGATACACCATTGGCAGTTAATGTAATGTTTTGTTCCTTCAACATCGTTGTGTTAATCTCTTTGTTGAGCAACTGTTCGACATTGACATTCATCTTACCTGCAAGCAAAGTCTCAGGAGAGATGTTGTACTGCATAATCAAGTGAGGATACAGCGAGTTCAAGTCAAAGGAAGCAACCCACTTATGCATACCAACGATAGGATCTTTAACGTGTGCGCCTTCAAACGCACTGTCTTTGCGATTAGAGTTATTCTGCGGTATAGCTATACCTCTATCACGCAGATTGTTGTAGATGATAGCGTCCCACATGCGCACCTGCGAGAACACATCTTCGTAGTTGATCTTGGCGTTGTAAGCCATGGTAATTTGCAACTCGATCAACTTCATCTTGTCTTCAAGTCTGTCAACCAACGCTACGTCTTGTATGTTATACTCAACAAACTCTTTCCAGTAGTCAGTATAAAACTCTTTGAACGAGTTGCCTGGATTTTCTTTCTTACGCTCGCCGAGTTCAACGAATGCGATATGATCCAAGCGATATGATTCCTGTGTAGTATATGTATACTTTTTGTAGAGGTCAAGATAATCAAGAACAGCAACACCTTGAATTTCATAAGCAATCTCTTCGTTACCACGAATGGTAATGGTGCGCTCACGAACGAGTTCCCATGGAGAAAGTTTCTTGCTGTAAGTATCACCCAGCGTTGCATCGATGCGACGAATGAGATAAGGAATGTCAAACAGATTGCAGTTCCAACCAGTGACAACATCTGGTGTATTCAACGACCAGTAGTTGACAAACTCTCGAAGCAGATCGAGTTCATTTGAGCAGTAACGATACTGAACATTCGTATCAGTGTTTGTGTATGGCTTACTACCAAAGGTAATCACTCTCTTTGTCGCATTATCCTGCAACGTAATAAGTAAGATCTCTTCGTTGGCAGTCTTCATGTTGGGAAAGCCAGACTCGGTGCTGGTTTCAATATCGATGGTCCATATGCGAATGTTCTCGATATCAAACTTCAGTTCACCTTTGAAGTTATCAGAGATATACTGCGCAACGTAATTGGTGTTACCGTAGATCTCGAAACCTTCTACATCTTTGTATCGATCGATGTAGTCTTTGGTATCACGCATCGTCCCAGGATGCAGTGATGCTACGTAGTTGCCCTGAAGTGTTTTATAATCGGTAGGTGTCTTTGAGGGAACAAAGATCGTAGGTTGAAAATCTTCTTTGCGTTTGTACTGGTTGCCTTTGGCATCATAGCCACGAACCAGCATCTTACTGCCATATTGATATACGTTTGTGTACATTATTTTCCATAGATCAACATCATAATATCATAAGCACAGTCATGTGTTGGATGATGCTTAATGACATTGTGTGATTTAAAGGTTGGGTGTGCGATATCGCAGTAGCCGTTCTTACCTGTATCTTTGAGCAGGTCGATGGCAGTACGCATATCTCTCCAGTTATTATACGGGAAAATTAGCTCTTGGTCAAGTTGCCGAGTGATGGAATCAATAACCATTTGATCAAGCGAACCACGTGCCCAGATTGTTTGATCCTTCTCTGGGAACTGTGCTGCATACTCACGCAGCGCACGTACAGCTTCCAATGCAGACATGTCGAGGTCAGTTGGTTTGAGACTGATACCACGCACGTACTCATGCTGCTTTGACCACCAGTCAATGGTGTCCTTCTGTGCTACACGTTTGAATTGTTTGAGTTGTTCTTGCACATCAAACTTAACAAACAAAGCATCTTCGAGTAGTTGATTGTACTCATAGTCTTTGCCGAGTTCAAAGTGAATTATTGAAGCGGATAGAATTACGCTTGTAGACTCAGTGCCAAGAGTCTCGATGTCGAACATGAACATAATGAAAAATCCTCCAGATATAACAATTATACCTGAAGGATCGATAAAAGTAAAGGGATTATTTTGGAATTACGTTTGCAATTACGATGCCTGAACCAAAGAGTCGGTTATATTCGTTTACAAGTTTTTGATCGGGTTCACCTTCAGCTGCGATTGCTGTAGTGCGAATTGAGATTTTACCTTCTGCATATGGCATGTATGGGGCAATACCAACTCCTACACCACCATCACGTTCCTGTAACATTACTGATGCAGGTTCGGTGACTATGTAATATTCTGGATTGACATCAGTAACATCACCCATCATTACTTCGCCATTGATCATCTTAAAAATTTTCACTGTCATGTTTTATCCTGTTCAACTAGATTATCTATAAAGTCTGATGCACCTGTAAAGGCACTAAAGTATTTCACAATCACATCACCATTGTATATGTGTTGAGCAACTATGAGCACAAACTTATTTGAATACACAGATACCTTGAAACGCCACTCTCCTCTACGCACTGTAGTAAAGGTGGTCATGTTCGGGAAGTATCTTGCTTTGCTGCTCATACATTTATTTATGTGCAGCAGGGAGCCGAAGCCCCCTGTGTTTAACTTTTATCAGTTATACAAGACTTCTCATACGAATCCTTGCATAGTACTCACGTTCCAATGCTTCTACTTGAGTTGCATTTTGTGGATTGTTTCGTACGATATATTGCTCAAGTGTCGTTGATCTGTCTTTGAAAAGATCTGAAAAGAATTCCTTAAAGGCGAGAAGCAGCTTGATCATATGCATCCTCCTGCAGTAATTCCTTACCCTTACGAGACTTCACTTGAATTTTCTTTGGTTTCTTTTCTTCTGGAATCAAACGCTCCAAGAAGATTTTAAGCATACCATTGAACATCTCAGCGTCTTTAACTTCGATGTGGTCATCGATAGCAAAGGAACGAGTGAAGGCACGATTAGCGATTCCACGGAAAAGGAAATTCTCTGGATTCTCATCAGCTTTAATGTTACCACGAACCATTAACTTACCATCTTCCATTTCGATATCAATGTCAGACTGGCCAAAACCAGCAACAGCCAACTCAATGGTGTAGTGGTTATCGTCATGCTTGATGATATTGTATGGAGGATAGTTTGGAATGTTCTTGGTCAGGTCTTCATGCATCTTCTGCATGCGAGCCATTGGCTCTTCGAATCCAACAAAGAAACGATCAAAGTCCTTGAATCCAGGACCAAATAGTGCTAGATGTGTCATGATCTCTCCTTACTTAGTTGCAAATGCTTTCTTCGCATCAAAGGTGTATGCTGCCATACCCAATGCACTGAAGAAGTCACTGTACGATTTAGCTACGTTCTTCGCAAAGGAAGACTGTGCAGCGATAAAAGTATTGAGAGGTTTTTTGAGTTCTTCGTTTTTGACGTACGTCTCAACGAATTTAGTTTTGACACTTTGGAACGTGTCGATGGATGTGTTGATATTGTTCAACATAGTTTTCTCCTATTAAGCGAGTAGTTAAAGTGGTACCCCGAAGGCATACCGTAAAATCCTGCTTACTGGCTACAGGGACAGCTTGTCGTACTGCCAGCTTTAGACGCTCCTAAGGTAGAAGAGCCTTACGTTCCCATCCCGATGGGACAGAAACTATTTAGGCAGCTGGTGTTTCTGCAGCCTTAGCAGCAGCTTCAGCAGCTTGAACCTGTTCTGAACCTTGTTGTTGAATCTTGTTCACCAACTGGAAAATGGCTTCGAAGGGATGCTTACCCAATGATGCCAAAATAGCGTTCACTTCGTCAAGTGTCAGTTCGAGTTTAATTGTAAGTTGTTGCGCTTGTTCGCTCATGTTATCTCCAAAATGTAAGATGATTTAGGTTTACTTCTTTTTGCCTATGTTGTATTTAGGCACCAATTCCCACTCTTCCTTCTCTTTGTGGCTAACCACTTTGATCTGGGAGAGCGATGCTTTTGGGTCTGCCTTAGCTACATCAAGTATCTTCAACAGTCCCCAATCTTGCAACAAGCCAGCGATCGTATTTCTACGTTCTACATCATTGGCTGTGATGTTCGATTCCTTACCGTCCAATGCAAAGAGTTCTTTGAAGTGAACGATGTAATATCTGCCTTGCTTATGTAAAATATGGCAAGACTGATATAGTTTTTTGTCTTTTCTGGATGCGATCCCGATGCGGGTCAGAGTCTCACGAACCTTCAAAAAATTGTCTGGTTCAGGAAGAGTCACTTCGAGCATGGAGTCTGGCGTCCAATCATAATAGATCATTTCGACAGTCATTTTCTACCACCTGTATATTGTTTTTCTTCAATGGTTTTCAATTGTTCTGGAGTTAAAATTCCAAGAACTTGTTTCGCTTTTTCACTGGAATAGCCGTAGCAGTCCATGACCAATCTAAGATTCTTTTCCTCCTCACGTTTAAACCATTTGGAGAATCTTTTCTTTCTCGGTATACTATTTAGTAAAAAATTAAATTGCCATTTTACAGATGCGTAGTGCCGCTGATTCATTTCATTGGCATACATAACAGTGTCAGGGAAGAAGGATAATCCTCTATTCACCATCCATGCTGAATACTCTTTCTCGTTACTTGGATCCTCCTTGATCAGATCTTTCTTTGTTTCGTTGATGGCATTGAGAAAATCAAAGGGAGTTGTCATTTGCAAATACCTCTTTTAGATTTTCTGCAGTTGCAGCAAATTTGGTATCTGGAAATCTGCTACTAAGGTTTTGCTCAAGTTGTTGTCGTGTCTCACCCTGTGCCATAAACTCATGTGTTTCCATATTATGTATATATAGCATACCATTCACACGTTGTATTTTTATACGAATCACATTGCTGGAAATTTCTTCCAGTCGACTTATCATGACGTTAATCTTTCTCAGCGCAAACCATTCTCTTGCAAACCACCCAAAAGCAAATGCAAAAATTATTATCAGAAGTTCTTCCATAGCAACCTCACTTAAATTTACACTGCATCATGATCTCAGTCATCGCTGCCATAGTATTTAGTTCATGGTTCGCAACGAACGCATCTTTGTATTGATAGTCGGCAAGCACAAGAACCATGGTAGGAATACTAACTGGCTCCATGTACTCAGTGGCTTTATCATAAAGATGATTGAAGAGAGAACTGGTTTCAATGTCAGAGTTCTGTGCAATCCACTGGCGTGTTTTCTTGAAGTCTTTATCCTTTAGGTGTCCAACCAAAGTTTTGTAAGATTCGTCAGACATGTTTACCAGCAAGCCAGCATCAATCTTTCCAGACACAGAGTAACGCTGCAACTCATTCAGAATGCGACGATAGTCAGGAAAGTGTTTGTTGATTAACTCAACTACTACCTTGGTGTCAAAGTCAACTCCCTCGGTCTTTAGAATCTGTGTGACACGTTTAAAGAAACCTGCAGCAATGGCTGGCTTTTCAGCATTGTCAATCTTAAAGTCAATCACGGCACATCGGCTATGCAATGGCTCAATGATTTTATTCTTGAAGTTACATGTAAAGATAAAGCGACAGTTGTTTGAAAACTCTTCGATAAATCCACGCAACGCTGGTTGAACCGATTGAGCATTCATATAGTCAGCTTCATCAAGGATAACAACCTTCTTGGCATCAGTCAACGAAACTGTTGACGCAAATCCCTTTACAGTGGTGCGCAGCATATCAATGGAACGACCTTCATCAGATCCATTGATAAACAAAACATCGGCACCAACTTCATTACACAACGCACGAGCCACTGTGGTCTTACCTACACCAGCTGTTCCTGAGAACAGAAAGGTAGGCAACTCACCAGTTGCGATGTACTCCTTGAAAGTTTTCTTCAAACCTTCAGGAAGGATACACTCATCAATGGTGGCAGGGCGATACTTCTCAACCCACAAATATTGGTCACTCATATCAACTCCATAATAAAGAAATAATTATACACTAAAAGAATCAGGCAGTCAATACCTTCTTCCACTGTCCATTGATATTCAAATACAACTCGCCATCTGGTCCAGGCACCATCTTAACTGATTGTTGTTTCTCTGTTCCTGGCACAAAGTTCTTTCCATTTATTAACATTGTTGTGCTGCCATCAGAAGAAATACGCATACGTTCTTGTCCCATACTACTACTGCCGATAGCGTACATACCATTATATGCTGGAGGTGGTGGTGGAGCAATCTCTCCGTATGTTGCCATAAGACATAGAGTAGGTGGTGCTTGTTCCTCTAGTAATGCAAGTACCTCAGGATCAGAAGTTACAACTGGAGCAGGAACTGGTACAGGCGCAGGCACTTCCTTGATCTTCTCAACAACCAAAGGTGCAGCTGTTGCACCCATGGCTAGGAAACCAAGTAGACCACCAGATCGTAGGAATTTTCTACGCTCAAGCATGGCTTACTCGAAGGTAGAGTCAGCTTCAATGGCAACGAAGTAAATCGTGTCACCATTCTTAAAGCGAGAGATCTTCTTGCTAGAGATAGATACTGCATAGTCAGCAGGAAGCATCTTCAGATTCTCAACTTTCATTGCTACGTTGAATGTAGACTCAGTAGTTCCAACTTCAATGTCATAGGTATTGGCAGTAGCATTCTTGCGATCACCAACGACCATGGTCACCTTACCATCTTTACCGATAATGGAAAGATCAGGTGCACGAAGTACCGATGCGGTACGAATAGCCATTGCCAGCGTTGCACTGGTCAGGTTGAAGTCAATATCGCTTGTGGGGAATGCGATCTCTTTCTGTGGGTAAGAAAGAACAGACTTATCGGCTGCGTAGTATTTAATACTGTTACCACCTTCCTTCATGGTAACATACTTCTCAGAGAACACCAAGTCGGGATCGGTGAAGAGAGATAGCGCACCCAAGAATTCATTCAAGTCATAGATGCCAAACTCAGCTGGGAATGCTTCTGCAACTGCAGCAGATGCCATAATGTTTTTCTGCGCAGAGATGGTTGATAGTTTGCCATTGTCACGCAGCACAAGGTTGCTATTGATACCAGCAAAGTTCTTCAATAGTCCAAGTGTGTCTTTAGATAATTTCATTGTTTCTCCTAAAAGGGTTTATCATAATATGTATAAATCATTATACTCTAATTTTGCTTTGGAAGCAAATTTATTTGTTGGTTTGCACAGTTGGAGTAACAACACCATTGATCACCAAAGTCTGTCCCTTGAAGTTAGCAATGGCACGTGGCAGTTCACGAATAGCATCTGCTTCGGCTTCTGCTTTCAACAGTGGGATGGCCATAGGGTTGGCTTGCATAGATTCGTTACGCTTACGAGCAGTGGCAACTTTAACTTCTTCAGTCTTGTATTCGTTCTTTGCCTTTACCAATTCATTGGCAGATGCAACAACTGAATCAGCAGGAACAATGTTACGAATCAATACTTGACTAATAACAATGGTACCATCCATCTTCTCATCAGCAAGAGTACGGATAACCTGTTCTTTGATTTCAGTTTCCATTGCTTGACGAGCATCACCCATCTCTAATGCTTCGTACTTGCGAGCAGACTTGTAGATGGCGTTACGAGTAGCATTGAACACATAGTTATACATCAAGTAAACATCGCCATCGTGACTGGCATGAAAACTCTTGTTCTTGCTGTTGTAGATCTCAGCCACTTGACTTTGGTTGATGTTATATGTGATCATAGCATCAAAGTCTTTCATGGTGCTGTTATCCTTGGCCAGCGGAGTCATGTCTTCAACTTTGACAGTGATCTCTTTGACTGGGAAGGTGATAACATTGCCAATGATAGTCTGGTTAAAAGATCCAGGTAGCAATTCTTCAGTCTTAACCTGTCGATCAAATCCAACACGCAAACCAACTTCGCCAGTCTCAATACGTGCACAACCAGTAGCCAATGACATAGCTGCAACGATAGCGGTAACTTTCAAAACATTTTTCATTATCAATCCTTAAAATAAAACAACAATAGCAATCATAACACCGACTGCCAACAAAGAACACAAGAAACTAAACAGAAGTGTTTTTGTTAAATCCCACTTCTCGCTTCCCTTCATCTGCCTAAATGCAGGAATTGCAAAATAAAATCCAGCGAACAGAATGGCGAATACTAACCAAAGACGAATCATACCTTGCTACCTTTATATGCATTAAATTCTTTTACGAGACGCTCATGTTCATCTGCTGAACAATACAAAGACCACTCATTAACAACATCATTCACAAAGTAACCAATTATAGTTTTGATAGAACGATGATCATAATTACGCTCAATAGAAAACGCATTCATAATTTTCCAATCGACAGAGCAAGCGCCATTAGATATCTCACCTTTGATGACATCCTTTAATCTCTTGTTTTCGTTTCTCAAATCCTCAAGTTCACATTTAAGATTTGAATAAGTCAGTTTATCAATAGAATTAAAAAACATTATACATCCTTTGAGTATTTCACATCATGTTCATACAAGAACATCAGGCAACACATTGCATGTGCCAAGTGGTTCTTACCAGTCTCGGGATCGTTTTGCTCTCCCTCTTTCCATGCCCACAGGTGTCTCTGCATTGCATCGAAGTATCTACGTTTTGAATCTGGAACACGTATCCAGTTATCACGTTCGTATTTCTGTGCACCGAAAGTCAGAATCTCTACTGTTGCTTTCAATGCAAGTGGAGGCAACAAACCATACTCGAGTTTGTCACCATCAAATTTACGCCCACCAGTTGTAGCTGCTTGGGACTTTTTAACTTCTTCTTTAGTAGCCATATTTACCCATAATAAAAAATGGGACTGACCACGATGCAGCCAGTCCCAAACTTACTCAGCCCTGATTAGGCAGTGCGAGTAAAAACAGAAGAACCAGCAACTGCATTTGCCAACGCAACCATATGTCGGCTAGGTTTGCCGATACGATATTTGGTTGCCTTTGTACCATCAGACAGCGTTGCGCTGTTGGTGTAGATGCAGTTACCCTTGGTACGCAACTGACGAATTGCTTCGTGCGGATTCTTCAAACCGAAAGAACCAGCGATCTGACGAGGTGTAACAGCAGCACCAGTTTCAAGGTACTTCAACAATTTTTCTTGTCGACTCATAGTTTTATTAACTCCATAATATGCCATCATAAAAAATACGGAACAGCGATGGCGTTACTGTCCCGTGTTGTAGAAGTATCTACAATCAGACTTCGATTCCATTGGCTTTTAGTTCAGCCATGAATTCTTCGTCACTGATTGATTCTACTCCATCTTCCTCAGAGTTGTCAAGTATCTTTTGCAACTTTGACTTCTCCAATGAATTCATTTCCTCGGGAGTCAAACCTTTGGAACTAGGTCCAGGGAAAGACAGAATACCACGAGAGATCTGGTTATGCTTTGACAACCAGTGTGGATAACCAATCTTTGCAGCACCATCTTCACGTTTTGCAAAAATCTCATGCCAGATATGATACATATCTTTGGAGGCAAGGGTATCTGCAGTTGCGAGTTCGGGATGATGTTCCACGAAGGCATCGATACATTTACGTTGTCCTTTGGACAGATCTGAATATTTCAACATAATATAAGTCTCCTAACAATTAAAAGGGAATTTCGTTGTCAATTACTTGACTAGCTGGTGTTTCTTCAACAGCCACCTCACCACTCGAAACCTTATCGAACAGGTCAACAAAAGCCAGACGAGTAGCATCATCAAATCGGTTGGTACACAATTCAATTGCTTTCTTCTGATTCTTGAAGATCGAGAAGGCACGTACAATATGAATCAGACGACGAGTAGTGATAGTCTCATCCACACCACCAGAGTCAAACGTGCGACGAATAGCGTCAGCCCACTTGACCATAGTATCAGCAAATTTCTCATCGACACAACCATATGACTTCATAAGGTTCATGACGATTTTCATTTCTACTTTAGCATCAGGATATTCCTGATTGAAGGTTACTGCGAATCGTTCCAAGAATGCTTCGTTAAGCACGTTGGTACCGATGTAACGACCATCATCGCTACCCTTACCTTTAGTGTTCGCAGTGGCAAACATGTTAAAGCCAAGAGCAGGATAGATCATTTCGTTCTTGAGTTTGTAGTAGAAAGGTTTGCCCTCAAGAATCGGTTGCAAGCACAGCAATGCGTTAGCCGAGCCAGCGTCAATTTCGTCAAGCAGTAAAGGGATACCGAGACGCATTGCGATAACGACTGGACCTTCAACGATCTCCACGTTACCATCGATAAGGGTTTTTGTACCTACCAGCTGATCTTCGTCAGTCTGGCTGTTCAGGTTGATGCGGATAAGGGGACGACGATGCTTCGCACAGATTTGCTCAATGGAAGTCGACTTACCATTACCAGTTGGACCACTGACATATGCAGGGTAGAATTGCTTGGACACAACGATTTGTTCCAAGTCTTTGTAGTTACCGAAGGGAACATAGTTCGCATCGATTTTGGGAATGAGGGATTCAGTATTAGTAAAGTCCACAGACACTGCTTCAGCTTTATGTTTAAATTGTTTAGGGGTCGGTGAATCGTTTGCAGGTTCAGCCAAAGGTGATGTCATGCTACCTCCAGGGATCGCATACAAACCACGACCGACTGCAGTAGCCATGAGCCACAAGGGATGGAACTGGTTACCCATTTCCTCACGAATTTCCAGCAGTTGCTTGCGGGAAACAACACCAGATGTTTTGACGTCAGGGTACTTTGAAAACAATTTATCTTCGAAAACTGTTTTCTGACCCTCAGTAATTTTAGCCATCATTCACTCCATTCATAATAAAGATTATACACCAAACTGAAGCCAAAGTAAAGTGTTTGCACGAAACTCAACTCCATACAATAATTATACCCTAAAGATGAATTATTGTAAACCCCCTAAAGTTGCAAGAAAACAACGAACTAAGTCGTTGTTTTTAAAGGGGAAAATTCCCCTTCGCTTAGTAGGGTTTATAAAACTCCTTCAATGCGGTTTGCAATTTTAGGGCAGAAAGACAAATTTCAAAAGTTTCGCCGTTTACCGAAAGGTCGGCTAAAAAATCTAAAAATTCGGAAAACTCTACGTCTGATTTAAACATAACAACTCCTAAGGTGAAACCTTATTATACCCTAAAGTTGAATTATTGTAAACCCCTACGCCACCAGAGACACAAACCGATTCAGAAGCAGTCGGCTGGTCTTCTTGACATCCAAGAATTTTGTGAATTGCTTCGCAATCTGCTTGGAGTTCATATCGGTACTTACCGTCAACTTACCCTCATCGGTTTCCATTTTGCTGGCTGGCAACAGGTACAACTCATCACGACCAGCATTGCTCAACATGGAAAAGTCCTGAGTGCGAAAGTCTTTCTTGATCTGCTGAATGATTGCATACTCATGAGCACCATTTGCACACTCAGGAACATTGTAACGAATAAACGAAGCCATGTCACGCTGACTATTGCGAATCACATGGAAGCCAATGGTCGAAGCATTGTAACGATCCTTGATGATACGCAGAAACACTTTAGTCTGTTCAGTGCCATCACCAGAGATGCTGTACTCACGACGAGTTATTGGGTCACGCAGATAATTAACCTGCTTGCAACGAACACCAGCAGAATTGTATCTCTGATGATTGATGTTTGTCATACCCTGAATACCATGACCCTCGCCATCGGTCAACGTGATGAATGATGTTTTCTCCACGTTGTTGTTCTTGATAAACTTACCGAGATAGTCAACCATAAACAACAAACCTTCATTGAGTGGTGTGCTGTTCAGTGAATACTGCGGAGACCATGCCCATGGCTTTCTGATCAACAACTCAACCATGCGATTGAATTCAGTATTGGACATTTTGTTTGAGAAAAATTCGAACAAATTGAAGTTACCGCAAACAAAACCTTTGAAATTGGGATCAACAGGTTGTGTAGCATAGGGATTATACCCTTCTTCCTGATAACCATTGGTAAAGGCAAACACCTGATATGCGATTTGAGCACGTTGGCAGAACATTGCAAGATTGATAACTTGCTTTACTGTGTCTTCCATCACTTCATTCATCGAGCCAGACCAGTCAAGCAAGAACACCATGCCATGATTCTTTGCATCAGGAACAACAGTGATACGTTTGAACATATCGTCGGTCAACTTGTATGCATGCAACTTGCGCACATTCAATTCACCAGTCTTGGCAACAGTGCTACGCTTGTAAGCAGTTGCAGACTTCTTCATCTCAAACTCTTTCACTAGGTAGTTAACCACACGTGAGGAATCAGTCTTGAATTTTTCCAGTGACTTTGTCTGACAAGCAATATATGTGTCAGCTGCCTTTGCATCGCCCATGCGATTAACAAGTTTAGTGCGATACTGTTCCAACTCAATGGGCAACTCAGTCAGAATTCTTTTGTAACCGATGATGGGTTCACTGCGGGTCTTTAACACTGGTTCATAGATCTCAACCTGAGTAGTTACGTCTGCCAAGTTGCTGAGACGTTGACGCAATGCTTTCTCGGTAGTGGACTCAACTTCTTCTTCAGCTACTTCCTCATTGATTTTAGCATTGGGGTCTGATCCAGTTGAGTGTTGTTTACCATCCTCATCTTCTTCGAGTTCTTTGGTATCGGTATCTTCTTCGTCTTCTTCAATGTCATCAAACATATCTGAATCTGATTCGTATTCAACTTCTTCTAGGTCATCCATGTCTTCCTTGGACATTTTGATGTCTAGTTGTTGCTCAGCCAGCGACTGTTTGAATTTCTTGCGCTCTTCCATCGTGAAGGCAAGCAGTTCTTTGGCAAGCAGGTAAACGTCTTCAATGCTGTCGCAACGATCAGCGGCACGAACAAATTCCATTTCTTCAGTTGTGAATTTTACACCACAGTTAAAACCACACTTGTAGTAAAGGTTGATTCGATCAATCAGCAATAGCTTGGACATGTCCTTACCTTTGATCTCAAAGAAGTCACGTTCATTGAGTTCACGATACGCACGCAGGAAAGATGCACGCAGACCTGGATATTTGTTTTTGATTTTCTTTTCGATGCGTACGTCTTCGATGACATTCATGTAGCCATGAAGAGCACGTGTTCCATCTTCTTTGATGTAGTCGTCGGTTGTAAACAACGCATGACCAACTTCGTGACCGATAAGCATTTCTTCAACGTCATCGGACATCTCTTTCCATTGCGGAAGAGTAAGGGTACGTGAACGAATATCCATGGACGCTGTAGACACAGGCGCACGAACGATGTTCAGATTTTCGTTGGCCAGAAGTCTAGCCAGCAGGTCACGTGAATTCATAAAGTTTTCTCCATTCAATACATTAATTATGCATGAAAACTGAATTAAAGTAAAGCGATTTGTTTGGAAACACGTAACTCGTTGATTCCAGAGGAGAAAATAACCCTACAAAGCGTAAGGTTATCCCGTGGAGATAAGTGAAAAGTCGTTCTTCTTCTCAAATTTGATGACTGATCTGAATTTGTCAAACAGCTGGTCGCCCTTGTGGCTGATGACAAATACGTTTGACTTTTCAAACTGACCCATGACCGAAAGAAAGTAATCAGTTCCAGCGTTATCCAACGACGAATCAAAGATCTCATCCAGTATCAACAGGTTGGTATTGACGCTGTTTTTCATCTTGGCAATCTGACGCCATGTAAAAAGAATAGCAAGATCGATACGCATTTTCTCACCCTCAGAGAAACTTGCGTAGGTAAATTCATCACGATAACGAGACTTGATCTTTTCGTTGAACGATTCATCAAGTTCAAAGTGCACATAAAATTCCATGGCATTCAGATACTTGTTGATCAACTTGTTCATGGCAGGAAGATACTCACGTATGATCGCTGTCTTGATACCAGTGTCCTTCAGCAAAACAGAAGCAACGTCCTGAAAGTTTTTAATTTCTTGAAGAGATGTCTTGACATCAATCATATCCATTGCTGCTTTGGCAAGTTCTTTTAATTTTAACTTCTCATCATCTAGGTTTGATGTATCAGTTTTGGTAGACTCAATCTCAGCTTGCATCTCTGAATTTTGTCGGTTCAGGATTGAGATTGACGAGTTGCGTGTTGATAGTTCAATCGTCTTGTCAGAGATCTTTCTTGTAATGTCAGATATTTCCTGTAATTTATCGTTGAGTTTGGAGAGGATCGTTTCAAGTTCTTCAATCTTCGACTTATTGTTTTCGATGTTGACCGATATTTCCTGAACCACTTTTGTGCGGTGAGACTCTTCAATTTCTTGCGTGCATGATGGGCAGACATGATTGTCTGAAAAGAAGGTTTTGTTGTGCTCGCACTCTTCGATTTTACTGGTAAGTTTTGATCTGATATGTTTTGCTTTATCGAGATCTGCAGCAACTCCTTCCTTATCACTGATGCGTTCTTTAAGACCATTGATCTCCTGCACGATGATAGATATCTCGCTCTCCGTATGTAGAATCTCAGCAGAGTTTGTAAGAATCTTTGATTTGATATTTTCGATGGCAGTCGTTTTCGCTTCAGTAATTGTCTTGATGATTGCTTGTTGTGATTCGACTTTCGTTTTTGCAGAGGAGAGTTGGTTCTCAATTTTCGTAATAGCATCTTTGGTCTCACTTATCTTTTCCTTCAACAACTGATTCATTGTTGAGAAAATTTTAATATCAAGTATATCTTCGATTACTTCACGACGTTGATTAGATGGAAGTTGCATAAAGGGAACAAAGGAAGCTGACCCAAGTATAACTACCTGAGTGAATGTCTTGTAGTTCAATCGAAGAATTTGTTGCTCAAGAATCTTTTGATAGTCTCTGTTTGCAGAGTCCTGATTCATTAGCACATCGTTCTGATAGATCTCAAACAGATTTGGTTTGATACCACGACGAATGCGATACTCAACATTTGCAACAGAGAAGTTAATCTCTACCATGCAATTCTTTTGGTTGATACTGTTTACCAGCTGACCTTTGTTGATGTTACGGAATGGTTTACCGAACAGTGCAAAGCAGAGTGCATCAAGGATTGTGGACTTACCCTCACCATTGCGACCAATGATAAGAGTAGTAGGGGATTTGTCAAGAAGAACTGTGTTAGCTGAGTTTCCAGTTGAAAGAAAATTCATCCAACTTATAGATTTGAATATAATCATACTTCGATGTTGACTGCCTCTGTGTAAAGGGTACGCATGAATGTTTTAATCTTTTCTTTATCGGCATCTGTTTGAATAGAGTCGATATAATTACTTAGCACATCAAGTGTGTCTTCAAGATTGATATCTGAAGATACTTCGCCTTCGTTAAACTCCGAGAGATCTTCAACGATCTTGATCTCGGCGCAACCCTTAGTATACAGCTTTTGAACGTATTTGTCAAATTTGTAATAGTCGGTTTTGTTTACCACAACCAACTTTACATACTTACCTTGCAGATCCAATCCATCCAGATCTTCCAATGTGCCAGTATCATCATACTCATGACGAGAGAACATCGTGTAAGGATTCTGATAAAATTGCAACTGTCGTGTATCAAGATCAAACAAGTGGAAACCACGAGGATCGTTATAATCCTGCCATGTTAGTTCATAAGGATTCCCGAGGTAATAGATATGATTGTCATTACTACGGTGATGATAGTGACCACTGAATACCAGATCAAACTTTCTAAAAGTGTCGGTTGCGAATCCTTCATTACTTTGCATTCCTCTGTACATTGCGAAGCCAGCAATCTCAAAGTGACCCATGCAGATTTCTGCTTTGGATTCTTTCATAGTTTGCATGGAGTGTTCATAATTATCTGTGCAGATCCATGGTGCAAAACAAATGTCTGTACCATGCACATCGAGAGTCACTGCCTCATCGATAATCTGAATGTTTTTATATTCCTTCAACAGCAACTCAGGAGAGTTAACTTCATTGGTGTTCTTGAAGTATGTGTCATGGTTACCTGCAATCATGATCACATCAATATCTTTCTCTGTCAACTTATCAAAGAACATTTTCTTGGCACGACCCAGTGAATAAAAGTTTACATACTTGCGTCTATCAAAGGTGTCACCGAGAATGAGAACAGTTTTAATCTCATGTTCTTCTAGTGTTGGAAAGAAAGTATTGTCATAGAATTTTTCGTAGAAGTCGAGAAATGCCTGACTGTCGTTACGTGCACCGAAGTGCTGGTCTGTGATAATGGCTACTCTCAAATGAACCCGACCTTTCTTTCTTTAGGTTTATTAGTCTGCTTGTTGAATACCTCAGCAATAGACCACTTGTCTTGCGTACCATCAAGTTTAACCTCAAGTCTCTTTGCAAGCAACTCTGCTTCTTCCTGTGTAAGATTTTCAAAGGTAACAATGTCAAAGCAACGTCCAGGTCTTACAAGAGCAGAGTCAATGTCACGAATGCTTGGAAGGTTGGTAGAAAAGATCATCTTCTTACCTTTGGTAGTTACAAGACCATCACCTACGTTTAGGAATCGGTGCATCATTGTATTACCATCGCTACGTGACTTCAAGAATGCATCGCTGTCTTCCAACACCATGATTGTTTCATCACCTTCAATGAAACGTGCAAAGAAACTATCCTTCTCAAGAATCTGAGAATCGTATGAAACGATAGCTGAGGAATTTGTTAGTGCAAGCATACCACGAATGAATGTGGTCTTGCCAGTGCCTGGAGGTCCAATCAACAACAGAATGTTTGCTGATGATTCCAAGTAACGATGGTAGTATGATTCCAGCGACTCACCTTTAAGGAAAGGATACATCTCTTCAACTGGAAGACGATCACGATTCAATGGCACGTTGACAGATTCACCCTGACTACCGTATACCCACTCGATGTGGGAAGTAACGATGTCAAACTTTTCTTCAACAGTGACAATAACATTTTCGCAGAAGTCAACATCACCGAAAGCACGAATAGTTGTTGTATTGCTATCAACACTGTAAGTGATATAGTTCGATTCTTTCACGAAGATAATAAAGCCATTGGAACTGCTACCCTGAACATACAGAACGTCTTGATATTCGTTCTCTGCCCATGTTGCCCATGTCTCACGATTGCACAGAACTGTTGTTTCACGATGCACCGTATTTTTGCCAGCAGCAATACGTTTTTGCAAAAGATCTGAAGTGATCAGGTCATCAAAATCACTTACGCCCAAGAATATTTTTTCATTATTTTCCATAATACGTCCACAGTTTAAAAGTTTATCCATAGCATCCCAGGTAAAATGCTTTAGCGTTTTTCTCGATTTACGGTTACCTTTACGCCTTCTTCTTCTAATAGGTGGGTAACTACGTACCACATCACGTATACCATGCGATTCTAATAATTGTCTAAGGTAAGGTTCCATCGTTATCACTCACTTCATCAATAATTTCTACACTATCCATAAAGTTCTCAAGAGTCTTTGCTTTCGCAGCAGCAAGTTTCTTTGCTTTCTTCTTGGCATATGGGTCTTCAAAGTCGCTATTATTTTGCAGAAAATCTAAGTAAGCATTGTTGTAAGCACCATTCTCATCATGATCTTGTAACTCAAACGCATCAAATGGCATCTCCATTATAATCTTGTTCTTGATAAATGTCTGCTTCTTTTCCTTTGCTATACGACGAAGGAAAGCGTAGTAGATAATCTGTGTGAAGTAAGCAAATGGGTTCTTTGATTTGGTGGGATCAAAGTTAGTGAAGTACTGAAGACAGTTCTCCAACCCATCTGATATCATTTCTTCACGATAAGAGTAGTTAATGAAATTTGGTTTGTATGATAGATGTGTTGCAATTTTAAGAATACAGTCGCCAAGATAGTTTGTTACACGAGGTTTTTCTTCCCCTGCTTCTTCTGCAGCTTTTACTTTTTCGTGGTATTCTTTTATCGCTTCATAAAAATCAGCGTTGTTAACGTAATGTGCTTTTGCCATTTATATTTTCCGATCTACAAAGAGATCTAATCAGTAGTATACTACACTATAGTGAAAAAAGCAAGTTGGAAACTATTTCACTTCCAAACTTGCTTCCAACCTTGACAACAGGCATAATGGTCGGTGTCAAGGATGATCAATCGAACTAATGGATTGTGTCGTTACCCTCAACGAAGTAACCATCCACTTCCCTCTCCTCGCTATGTTTCTTATCGCCATACATTATGGCAGCAAGTCGGTCGACTGCCTTCTCAACATCGTCAACGGTAATCGCTTCTTGCTCTTCTTCCTCATCCATAAACATAGACTGGGGAACTTCAATCATACGCTCATACTGATTTACCATACGTACGTAGAATGGAACAAGCAACTCATGCAGTGGCTTATTGAACATAACAGCAGCTTTTGGAATTGTGAATATGCGGTCTGTTGCGAACTGACAGAATGGACCGCCAGTGATAGTCTCACCAACAGATCCATCGGGACGTTGCACAGGATACTGACGTAGTGTCATTGGAAACATAACAGTGATATCGTTATCTGTTTCCTCGGTTCTAACACCCATCAGTTGTTCTCCACTGACAAGTTTTAGAATTACATAATCTTGATTTGGTTCGAGTGTCAAAGTGTAACCTCTACAAGTTTGTATGTGAATTTTTCTTCTGCATAAGTTTTAACACGTTCAGCAAAGTGATTTAATGTATGATTCTTCCACGACTTCCAGTGAAGATCATCTGCAAGATCGTACAGATTACACTCTGTCTTTCCATCTTTAAGACGCAACCCACGACCTATCGATTGCAAGTTGCGAATCTTACTTTTCGTTGGTGACGCAAATATAACATTCTCCAACGAAGGTATATTAATACCAGTTGAGAAAGTTCCATACGAAGCAATGATGATAGCATCAGATTCGCTTTCAGTGATATGACGAATTGCTTCACGATCACTGGTAGCAGTTCCACCAAAGACAAAAAATATCTTTCTATCATCATGCGCTTTCTCTTTTATGAAATCGTGCAGTACCTTTCCATGTTTCTCAACATATTGAAAGAGAACCAAAGTGTTACCCTTACAATTAAGTGCTAAATTTCGTATAAAATTGTTACGTTTTTCGTGAGAAACGATAAAAGACATCTCATCTTGGTACAGATTTTTACTTCTGCTTTGACGAGTAGGCTCATCGTACTTTAACACTATACACGTTATATTTAGCGTGGCAAGTCGATGTGAGTCCATCAGTTCTCTGGTAGTGGTAACTCGATGCACTGGACCGAACATACCTTCTAGCACTAAACGATGAATCTTCTTGTTGTCCAGCGTACCTGTGGTTCCGATACGGTAACGTACTTGATCCATCTTTTCCATTACAGTGGTGAGAGACTTTGCTTTAAACTGATGTGCTTCATCACCGAAGATAACATCAAAGTTTTGAAACCACGACTTAGGTTGTAGATAGACAGACTGCCATGTAGTGATAAGAACATCTCTTGAGAAGTCTTTAGTAAAGCCAGAGTAAAGTTTCTGACAGTGATAAGATGTCTTCCATCCATTGGCAGATGAGTAATCTTCAAAGTCGGCAAACAACTGCTCTACAAGTGATGTTGTTGGAACTATGATAATACACTTGCGACCACTCTCTAGGTGATGACGCATTGTTGTGTAGATGATAAAGGATTTGCCTGAGGCAGTTGGAGATAGAAGTAGAATGCGTTCGTTGCGAATCGCTTCTGTAACTGCTTCTACCTGATAGTCACGAATCTCAATAGGTTTGCCATGACCCATCGGCTCTAACCATTTTGCATAGTCCATTACCTGCTCTGGTGTTATCTCAGAAGTAGTGACTACGTCATTGACATATTCTATTTCATACTTATTGCGTTCTGCAAACTCTTGCACATAACGAAGTAAACCAACATATAGAGACTTGCGATACATATCGTACATACGGACTTTACCGTCCCAAAGTCTTGCTCTATACTGCGGAGTAAACCTTGCTCCAGGATATTCATAGGTAAAGAAGTCAGAGAGTTCTTGTTCTACTGATGGATCCGAAAATACTCTCAGATTAACATGGTTTACTTTTTCAATTGTTATCTTCATTATCCACCAGCAACAAACTTCTTAAAATCAACTGCTGAACGAATCTGCCAGTCTCTAGACTTAACCTGAGTGAGAACTGATTCAAGCATGTATACCATCGTTGCGATGTATTCGATTTTAGTATTTAACAAATTGAGATCTGAATCGCCTGTGAGAAATTCATCCATCTCGTTCTTAAGTGGCTTGACACCTTGCCACTGATTCCATGTACGTTCTGCTAATTCGTCACGACCCATCTCACCACGATAGTAACGAAACTTAGCCTGACGCAGTGTGTTATAGTCAGCACGCATCTTGGCTAATTTTAATTTTGATTGGATTAGATGACGCAGATACTTCGCATGTAGTTGACTTGTCCTAATCGCTTCACGATCAAGATGATTGTCATCTATATGGGTATCGGTATCCCACTCTTCCTGTAGCTGTTCAATGTTCATAATAACTCCATGGATGTTTCCATCCATTATACATCAATTTATTGTAAAAGTCAAGTAGTTACAAACTCGTAGTAAGAGAAGCGGAAGGTTGCTCTTCCAACAAGATAGTTAACATCTGTACTTGTTGATTGGAAGGTAAGGGATTCTATAGAGGATGGAAATATGTCAATGAAGCGCACAGTTTTAGAAACCATATTACTGTTATCAAGGATTTGCAAAGTAGCATCAGAGTAATTGGTTGATAGCTCATTTAGTGTATTGATTTGATCCTGATTAGTCAGGTTCACATACTGTAAATAACTTTGCGGGAAACCAAGCGCCACGATCCAGTTGTATACAGCAAGGTAGTTTTTCATGTCTTCATCGACAAGAAACTCTAACTGCAATGAGTCATATGTTAATCTATCTCCAGGTATTGGGACAGAAGCAAATGGGTTTGCGAACTCTGGCTCACCAAGTGTAATCCCTGGCAGATTAACCTGCTGAGAGAAGTACGTTAGGTCAGGTAGTTTCTGAATAGAGAAACGATATCCATTGGGGTTCAATGGATTGATATTTGGCGGAGTTGAAGTAATTATGGTCATACTATTATTTATAACAAAAAAAGGGAGACCGAAGCCTCCCTTTTAAAGTACCTATCTTGCGTAGGCTTAAAACTTGATTACATCAAGTTGTTAACCTTAACTTTACGGTAGTAGTAGTTGTTGCCTGAAGACAAGCCATCACCAGCAGCATCCAAAGAAGTGAATGGGTTTGCGACCATGCCGTAGCGAGTCTTGAAACCAATCTTTGGTTGGAAGGTAGATGGGTCAACTGCACGAACCAACTGAAGTGGAACGTATGGGCAGTAGAACACACCAGCGTCAAAAGCAGAAGTGCCTTTGTAACCAGCCATGAAGAACTGTTGACCAGTACCAGCAGAAGTGTTAGCAACGGTATATGGATCAACATACACTTTGTAACGACCATTCAATACACCAGCGAATACTGTTGATGTTTCGTCAACATTCAAGTTGGTAGACAATGCAGGAGCATAGTCAAGAACACCAGCCATTGCCAATGCAGAAGCTACATCGCTTGAGCAAACAATGAAGTTACCCTTGCCACGACGAGTTGCTTGCGCAATTGCGTTTGCTTCACGTTCGATTTGGAACAAGAGACCTTTGAATTTCTCAACAGACCAACGACCATTAGAGTCAACGTCCAAGTCAAAAGTACCAGCAGTAGCAGTACCTTGTTGTGCACCAACTTTAGCAGAGGTGTAAATTGTACGGATAACTTCACGATTGATTTCAGCCAAGATTTCTGTAGACAGAATGTTTGACAATTCGCCTTCTGCATCAAGACCATGAACTGATTTCAAGTCTTGTGCAAGTTCGATTGTGTATTCTGCTTTCAACTGACGAGACTTAGCAACAACGCTGGTCTTCTCGATTGAGAATGCCATTTCGTTGAAACGTGAACCAGCTTCAGCATCAGTAGTAGTTTGGCCAACACCAGTAGTATAAGTACCAGCGTATGGGTTAGAACCAGCATGTGCAGGAGAAGCAGCACCAGAAGTATCTGTATCAGCTTCGTTGAACAATGCTTCAGTACCAGTTTGGCTAGCGTAACGGCTCTTCATTGCGAAGATCAAACCAGTTGGTTGTGTCATTGGCTGAACACCGCAAATGTCATAAGCGATCATTTGTGGAGCAGAACGACGAACCAAGCTGATCAATACTGGATCAAAACCAGTAACGCCACCACCATCACCAGCAGAACCACCACCAAGTGTGCCGATTGCGCCACCAGTGCCGTTTGCATGAGTTTCGAACAAAGCACTGCGCTCTTCACGCAATGAACGCTCTGTGTTTTCTAGGAGAACAGCTGTAACTTCTTTACGGTAGCTGTCTTTGATTGGGGTTACGCCCTCGTGATTGAGGATCGGTGCCCACTTTTCGATTAATTGTTGACGAGTAGTCATTTTTTAAATCCTTTTAGATTATTTTTTAATGGAATTCAGAACGGACAAATAAGACTTCATCATTGGATCAACTGATTTGAATTCTTCAGTAATAACTGGAGAATCTGTAACCACTGATTCAACTAATGATGTAGATTTGTTTGTAAAGTAATTTTCACGAATTGTCTGTAGTTTCTTCTTGAAAGAATCAACGTCTTCATAGCTAAGTTCTTCGGCAAGACCTTTGAACTTTTCTACATCAGTGTCAGCCAAACCATCAGCAGCTTCAGAGACAGCAGCGATACGCTTCTGTTCATTAATTTGCTTTGATAGGTCAACATTGGTGGCAACAGTCTCGTCCAACTTTGTTTCAAGTTGTTGGAGTTTCTCTTGCATGTCACCTAGTACGTCAAACTTTTCTTCTGGGACTTCAATGTAGTGCTCTGCGAACAGACCCTTCATTCCTTCAACAAAAGATTCAAGTATTTCAGACTTCATACCAGATTCAAGGGCGATCTCATTCTGTGCAATCCACTGCTCAACTACGTAGTTGAGGTATCCATCAACTTTGTCAACTAACCCCTCTTTGATTTCATCAACTTGCTCAGCAAGCTGATTGTCAAACTCTTCTTGCAGTTTAGTCACTTCGGCTTTTACACGAGTGATAACTGCAGCTTCGAAGATTGTAGCAGCTTTGGTTTTGAACTCTTCAGAGAGATCTTCACCATTAGTAAGAGCAGCAACGTCTTCAGTAACGTCAACTGTAATCTCACGAGCAACTTTTTCTTCTGTAACTTCTACAACTTCTTCAGTTGTATCTTCTTGCGTAGTATCATCGGCAACAATTTCAGTTGTATCCTCAACTACGACTTCTGTGGTTTCTTCGTGAAGCGTTTTTGCTTCAGCGAGTAATTCAGCGATTTTTCTTTCGATAGACATCTGTATCTCCTGTAACTGGATGAGTTCTATGTTATTATTTATTATTTAGCGAATTTTACCCAAGAAGTGCTGTAAGGCACGTAACTTGGTTTCGTTAAGACTTGCAGAAGAAGTTCTCTTGATTAAAGATCTGGCTTCTTCTATATTCTTTTGCACATATTTTCCATCAACAAAAACCCACTCATGTCCTTCCATAATGCCTCGAACAAAAGCATCTGGAGCAGAAGGGTCGGCTACGATGTCTGCTGCAGTTGACAGCATAAAATCGTCTTGAACAATTTGGACACCTTCACTATTAGATTTAAGTGAACCAAGTGCTCGACTAGAAACGCCAAGATTTGCGCCACCATCAAGAAGACCTTTTGCAATCTTACCCATTGGTGTGTCTAGAATTTTTGCTTTCCCGATGTAGTTGGTTCCCTCTTTCCTTAGACCAACGATCATATGTGAAACACGATCTAAGTTGATAGAAGGACTGTCTGGGTGACCCAACTCACCATAAGCACGATTTTTATCGATATACTCTTCGCAATAACGCTGGACTTCTTTGTCCATTACCTTCTCTGGGTACATACGTCCATTGCGATTCTTTAATTCTGATTGTAGGAAAATACCTTCGATGAAGTATTGTTTTCCTTTACCTAATTTTTCTTCTACGATCACCTTAGTGGTGTCATAGACTTCTGTGATAAGTTTCATTGTTATACCTTATCTGGAGATCCAGTTACTGTGGTAGAAGCACCGATACGGGTAATGTCGTCATATGAACCGTAGATACCAGTTTCTACTTTATCATCATATCCTGCGATCTTACGTAGTTGTAGATATACAGCAGCTTCGCCACCAGCAATCGTTACAACGATATCACTGGTATTACCAATACTATCAACAAAACCCAAACCTTCAAAGTCAAAGTTAGTTGGTTGATCAGCTGCGATTGACATGATGGTTACGCTATTACGAACGATAGTAATAGTAGATGATGGTGCACCAGTCCAGTGAGCACCAACGATATTAACAGTAGGTGTTCCACCAACAGTCAATGCCTGATTGGTATGAAGTATATCGCTTGCAAGAGAGATAGTAGCTGATGCAGCAGTGCCAGCAACTTTTACTACTGCCTCTTGATGGGCTTTTTTAAGTACGGTTTTTACAACAGCCATTTTAGATCTCTCTTAATATTCTCATGAAATTGTTTTTACTCTCACGCATGTAATCAACAATCTCTGGTTTGTCTTGTAATAAATTATTTAGGGTTTCTTGTGTATCCTCATTTATTGCAACGATGTTACCATCGGCTAACTGATACTCAAGTTTACCACTAAACTCAACTGCCGATCTTTCTTTGATGGCGATAACGACAGGGTCAACTGAAAATAAATTGGAAGAAGCAAGTTCAATATAAGATTCGATTAAAGTATCTGTAATTTTTTCTACATTATGATATTGACGAATATAGTGTGCTACTTTTTCTTCGGGTACAGTTGTATTAATATCTTCTAGTAACTTTTGATTTTCAATGTATCGTTTGGCGTATGTTTTTGCTTCTTCCAAACTTTTAAAATTCTCTTCTAACTTGTGACCATCGATAATCAGTGAGTAATCCTTATTGACAGTTACATCACTGTCATAGCAAGTGTATTTGTCCAGCACTCCGAGACTTTCGAAGAGTTTGGATCTTAACTCGCTAAAGGGTTTACTCATTATCTACAGTTTCTGCTTCTGCAGTTTTAAACATATTAGCTGCAACATCCTGACGCATAGCATCTAGTTTAACAGAAATCTTCTCTGCCATAGCAGCATTAAATTGTTCTTCTGTGCTAACTGCACTACCTGTTGCGATTGCGTCAATTAAATTTCTTACTGATTCGCTCATTGCTGTGCTCCATCTTGTTGTTCATCGGGTTGCATATTCATTGATCCCTGAGCAGCTGCACGTTCCTGTTGATCAGCTTGTCTCTCAGCAATCTTTTCTTTTTCTTCTTCGATCTCTTTATCGATCTCTTCAATGTCGTCTTCAGTTTGGCGTAGAACATTTCTACGAATCCAATTTTCAGAGTAGTACTTACTTGCGTAAGGTTCTACCAACTGCAACTGATTCAAACGACCTGTTAAAATCTCAGAGTCTTTGACTTCTGAGTAGTAATTATCTTCGATAAAGTCAAAACGAATTTTCTTTGTCATCTCTTCCCACTCGTCTGCACGAATAATACCCTTTGCGATTAACTGAACACGAAGGACATCAAGGAATAGATATGAAAATTTCTTACGAATACGTTGGATGAATTTATTAAACTTAATTTCATCACGAGTAATTTCTGACGAGCGACCCAGATTAAATGACTGGTCTGGACGAAGTCTTGTGATAGGTACATTCAATGCTTGGAACAGTTTGTTCTGGAAATACTGAATGTCTTCAATTTGTCCCAGAGTTTGTCCTCCTGGTAAGGTAGTAATCTCAGTACCCTTGCCACCTTCTCTTCGTGGCATCCAGAAGTCTTCCATCATGGACATATGCTTACGATCGTCACGCACTTCGCCAGTGGTTGCATCATAAACTACTTTGTTTCTAAACTTGTTCATAATATCATTGACGTATTGTTCTGCTTTCATCTTTGGCAGATTACCAACATCAATGTAAAATATTCTACGTTCTGGAGCACGAGAGATACGGTAGATGACCAGTGCATCTTCCATCATCTTCAACTGGTTAACTGGCTTAATTGCTTTATGCAAATAAGATAGAACCATTCCAGTATTCTGATCAATGCGACCAGAAGGAATAAACACTACTGAGTCAAGAGACATCTTAACACCTTGCATAGTTTGCTCGGTAATGCCCTTGTCATTGTACAGGTAGTATTCCTCTACAGACTTAACTAACTCAACACCATTATCAGACTTTGATTTCTCAACATGTTTGATACGGCGAATTTTACGTGGATCAATATAACGTAATTCCTGAACACCCTTTTTGGCATTATTAGGATCTACCATAATATTGAAGAACAAACGACCATCTACATACCATTGACGAAATAGGTCATGTCCTCTGTTGTCGAAGTCCAGTAAATACAGAACTTGTTCAAACTCTTCACGAATTTTTTTCTTGATAGAATCAGGAACTTTTAAATCATCTAAAACTATCTCGATTGGCTGCTTATCTTCTTGAGCGATAATTGCTTCATTGATAATATCTTCAATTGCTGAATCACAGTCAGCATACTGAGATATTTCTCTGTAACGACGAATAAGGTCATTCTCGGTCTTGATAACTCCCTCAAGATCCATGACCATACCATAGTGCGCAGCAGCTGCATTAACAACAGTTGCGCCATCGTCATAGGAAGGAGGAACTATTGATTGTAGTTCCTTCTCCTGTTTACGTTTTATCTCAAAACCAAAAATCTGCATTATGTATTACCCTCGAAAGGGTTCTCCCGATTATATTGGGAAAGAACCGATTGGCGTGTTAATAGTTGCATTAACACCGACGCCACCATTGGCACCAGTTGATGTATTAGAAGTCCAATAGTTGTATTGGAATGTCAGTGGGAATGTTTCGATTGCATTAACTGTATCAAAGTCCAATTCGATTGTTCCAACTTCAGTTGGATAAGCGTCATGGAAAGTGTAAGACTTGATAACAGCGCCATTACGGTCCAGTTGGTTAACTGAAAGGTCAACTTGATAAGCATTTGGATTTGTCAATCCAGTTGTACCGATCAAATTCTGAATACCGTTTGACCACTGCTCAAGAGCATTACGGATATTGAAGTTTGTGTCATTATAGATCTGCACTGACCATGGTGCAAAGCTACGCTCACCAGCGAAGTTTACTGCACGACCACGATACTGAACACCGAAGTTTTCAATAGTAGAAGCTGGTAGTTGAGCAGACTTACAAAGAAATTGACTTTGCTGTCCTGCTACGATACCCAGCGTTACAAACGCAGGGAATGTTAGTTGCACATAAAACTGATTGGCACGTGCACCACCACCAGTTAATTGCGCTTTAAAATCTGAAATATTTGCCATGTTAATTATCTCCTTGAGGCATTCTGTTCTTTATATTTAGGGAGGATCCGAAGACCCTCTCTGTATAATTAAGCACCTACCTCATTGAAACTGATCGAAGAACGAGCAGCAACAAAGTTGAGGGTAATGAAGTTGATAGAACGATTTGGTTTAATGAAGATATCGGCAACGAATTCGTTACGGTCAATAACTTCACCAGTATTGTTTGTATCATCACACTTAACTCTAAAGTCTGTGATACCACGGCGACCTTGAATATCACGTAGGAAAGGAGTTACAAGTGCAACAAATTGTGCTCTAGTAAATTCGTCATTCAATTCAAACAATGAA